GGCAGGTGATTTGTTAGATGAAGAATGTGATAAAAGATATAAAGAATGGAAGAAGAGAAATCAAAAATTATCTTATATGTTTAAAATGGAAGTGTCAGACCTATTAAGAAAGAAACACATTAATAAATTGTTGGAATGTAAAAACGGTCAACACCCTATTCTACTCAAACAGTATCTTGCGAAAAAAGTTTCACTAGAGACACTTTGTATCATGGACGACATTATCAATATGTGCGACCAAGAATGGAAACATTTAATATCAGAACAATTAGTTTATCCCGAAGTGCATAGACTGGTGAAGAAGTATAAAACATTCTTAACTTATGATTACCAAAAGTTTAGAACCACACTTATAGATTTATGTCAATAGAAGAAGTAACCATATTAGGAAACGGCCCAAGTAGATTGGATTTTGAATTTGATACTGAACACCCAGTTTGGGGTTGTAATGCAATCTACAGAGATACAGATAAATGTGATTTAGTATTTGCAGTTGATATGCCTGTTCAAAAAGAGATAGTTGAATCGGGATACTATGCGAGTAATAAAGTTGCGTTCGCAGACATTGACCCGTTACCTATGGAACTGTTAGAAATGTTTGTTCCCGACTTTAATAACCCTGTAGTTAGTGTAAAGGAAGATGATTCACATTTTATCATACAGGGAAATGATAGTAGAACAGATTTTCTTGGATTAAAGAATCCACATTTGATTACAACATACAACGAACCGAATTTAAAAAACTTAATGACTGGAATGTCTGCATTAGGATATGCAATGACACTAGGTGTTAAAAACATCAATCTAATTGGATTCGATGGATTAGAATTTGAAGGGGAACCTTCAAATATTTACGAAGGTAGTGATAACTATCCGACTAAATATACAACTGAAGACGCTGTTCTACAAGTTCAACGTTCTCAGTTCATAGCACTATGCGAATGGTTCTATGGAAAAGGTTCATTATATTGGAAAAACCCTCTAGACAAAGAGGACGAAATCAAGTATAATGAATTACCTTATTATGAAATAAGTGATAGGTGGATTTTAGGTCAAGGCCTAGAATCTTGATAAAATTGTTAATAAAATGCGATATAATTGTAATACAATAGGAGAATACAATGAGTAGTAGTTTAGACAAACTAAGAGCAGCTATGGAATCTGCTTCACCTTCAGAAGGTGCAAAAAAATCCTACAATGACGACACAATGTGGAAACCCGAACTGGATAAAACTGGTAATGGTTACGCAGTGATTCGTTTCCTACCGACTCCCGAAGGAGAAGAGATGCCTTGGGTATCTTACTTCGACCACGGCTTTCAAGGCCCAGGCGGTTGGTATATTGAGAAGTCTTTAACGACTCTTAATAAAAAAGACCCTGTAAGTGAATACAACACTTCGTTGTGGAATACTGGGATTGAAGCAAACAAAGAAATTGCGAGGAAACAAAAACGCAGACTGCATTATGTTTCTAACGTATATGTTGTTTCAGACCCTAAAAATCCCGATAACGAAGGGAAAGTGTTTAAATACAGATACGGTAAAAAAATCTTTGAAGCTCTTAAGGAAGCAATCTCACCTGCATTTGAAGATGAGAATGCAATCAATCCTTTTGACCTAAGAGGAGAAGGCGCTAACTTTAAAATTAAAATCAGAAAAGTTGATGGTTACTGGAACTACGACAAATCTGAATTTGATTCTGTTGCACCTTTATTTGATAATGAAGAACAAATAAACCAAGTGTTTAGTCAAGTTCATTCTTTATCAGCTGTAATCGCACCCGAAGAGTTCAAGTCTTACGAAGAACTCAAAGAGAAACTTGAAAGAGTTCTCGGAACAGTCGGGTCTACCTCTACTGCTGAATCAGTTGCAGAAGACTTGGAAGAAGTGCCATGGTCTAATGTAAACACTGCTTCAACAGCAAGTGAACCAGTAATCGAATCTGCAGATACTTCTGCAGGTGTATCTGCTTCTTCTGAAGACGATGCAATGGATTACTTTAAGAAATTAGCTCAAGACTAATTTCGTTTGGGGTGCATAGGTTTATATTATGAATATGATTGACGAGTCTATGCATTCACGAAGGCCGTGGAAAAAACTGTGGGGGTACTTCGTAAGGGCAAAGTTGGAAGCAAACAAAGCGGTTCAACTGGTGCAGAGCGGGAATGCTGTAAGGCGTGGGGCGACTGACACACTTATTTTAGAATTATGAAAAGTGAATATTATAAAAACATTCTGCCTTGGAATGAGAACGAGAGGGTTATTGACCAGTTTGGTTGGAACCCACAATCAGTAATTACACCAACAAAGTCTTCAAAGAACAACTGGAACGATGCATATCTAACTGCATACGAAGAGAAGAGAGGCGAATGTCCTCGTCTTCCTAACGGTTTAATGATGTCTGAGTTCCACGCAGGATTGTGTGAGAATATTATTCATTATTGGAGTATGGTCGGAGATACTATCATTGACCCTTTTGCAGGGAGAATGACAAGAGCATTTATATCTGCTTCATTGGGAAGAGATTATGTTGGTTATGATGTATCACCAACAACTGTAAGTAAAGTTAAAGAGGAAATGTCTAGACATTCCTTTGACGGTTGGTATGACATTGTAGAAGGAGACGGTTGTGAAATGAAAGACACTGCAGACGGTTGTGCGAACTTAGTTATGACTTGTCCACCTTACGGTGATATAGAAAGATATGAAAGTGCAGAAGGTCAGTTATCCGATTTAAGAAAGTATGAAGACTTTTGTGATAGGATACAAGTTTGTGGAGACAACATAGAAAGAGTTTTAAAACCAGGCGGATTTTGTGTTTGGGTTTGTGGTGATTGGAGAAGAGACGGAGAATATAAACCTTTTCATTCAGACACAATAAATATGTTTACTAAATCAGGACTGAAATTACATGACATAATTGTAATGAAGAATGATACTATATTTGCGGCCTTACAAGCAGGTAAGTGTGCAAGTAAAAGATACACTGCGAAAGTACATGAGTTCATTCTAGTGTTTAGGAAAGAAGGTGAACTAGAATATAGTTCAGACAAAATTAAAAATAAAGAGGACGAAACTTTAGAACAGTTTTTTACATAAAATGACACACGCTTGGAGAAACAAAAAAATCAACTTAAGACGAAAGGTTGCTCTTGATACATTAAAAAGGGTTAAAGAACCCAACAAGAGAGAACTCAAAGAGATTGAGATTCTAGAACAAAGGGTTAAGAATGCCTAGTATAACACCAAGATATAATCCGAAGAAAAGAACTACGGAATCATTCGACCAAATGCTTAGACGTTTTAAGAAGGCGTGTGATAATGCAGGTATTGTACAGGAAGTGAGAGATAGACAATACTACGAGAAACCTAATCAAAAGAAACATAAAAAGAATCAAGCACAGGCTCGCAGAAATAAACTTGATGCAATCAAGAAAGAAAAAGCGGGTCGTCCTAAACGATGGTTATAAGAAATGAAACAATGGCACGGTGGAAAGGGTTCACGCAGACGGAACTCAAACGAAAAGAAATATGCAGATGCGTGGGAACGTATCTTTGGTAAACCTGAGCCTAAAGTAAAAGAACACAAAAAAACACCCAAACATGGACTTACTCAAGTCCATAAAGACAAAACCAAATACGATAGAAAAAAAGGATATGAAAAAGAGTAATAAATACTCTTATGTCGTATAAAGGTAGATTTCGTCCAAAGAATCATAAGAAGTATAAGGGAGACCCTACAAAGGTCTTCTATCGTTCTCTATGGGAACGTAGGTTTATGCATTATTGTGATAACACACCTTCTATACTAGAATGGAATAGTGAAGAGATTGTCATTCCATACGTTTCCCCTATTGATAACAGAGTACACCGTTACTTCCCCGACTTCTATATTAAAGTTAGGAATGTATCGGGTACAGTTAGACGTGAAATTATAGAAGTAAAACCCAAAAGACAATGTGAACCACCCAAAGTTCCTAAAAGAAAAACCCAAAGGTATCTTAAAGAAGTTGCAACCTACGGGGTTAATCAAGCAAAATTCAAAGCCGCAGAAGAATACTGCAAAAATCGTAAATACAATTTCAGAATATTGACCGAAGAACACCTCACTTGAGTATAAATAGTATTATGTCTAGTATATTCGAAGAGTTAGAAAATCTTAAACCTGTTGA